TTGCTGTCGGCACCGGTGCCCTGCTCTTCCCATGTCTCGGCCAGCGAGCTGTTCACGAACTTTTTGAGCGGGGCGCTGTTGCCTGCGCGCCGGGCCTCTTGCGCGCCCTCCCACTCTTCCACCAGATCGCCCCAGCTGCGCCAGCCGAGCGGGCTGTAAAGCTTGTTGAGCCAGAATCCAGCGCGCTTGCCCTGCCCTGCGCCGGGGGCCTGGGGCACCCAGACGCCACCACGAAGCATGCCGTCTTTGGCGTGCTCTTGAATCGCCGCGCCACAGTGGCGGCACACGTAAACGGTGGTCTCGGGCCGGGCCTTGCCCTGCGCGTCTTTCAGCCACTTGATGCCCCAGGCTTCTTTGGCGCCCCACAGCAGCACCTGCGACTCACCACAGTGCGGGCAGGGCACGTGGTATTGGCGCCGGTCGCTGGCCAGGTATTCAGACTCGATGATGCTGGAGCCCTTGATGCTGCAGGTGCTGGCGATGATCAGCTTGCGCCGGCTGAAGTTGCTCATGCGCTCTTCCAGCAGACCCAGCGGCGGGCCTTCGTTGTCGACATCGGCGGGCCACTTGTCCACCTCGTCGGCCACCGCGAAGCCTAGCGGCTTGGACGCGAGCGAGGCGGCGCTGTTGGCGCCGGCGAAAAAAACCGTAAAGCCGCCTTGAATGCTGCGGCTGCGCCAGCTGGTGGATTCGTCGCGGCTTTTGCGCACCGCCACCTTGCCGTGCATGGCGGGCGTCTGCAGGATAGTGGGCAGGAAGCGCTGGGCGCTGTGGTCTTGCGCGTCTTGCAGCGTGGGCTGCACCATCATCATGTCTTGCGGGTCGGTGTGGATCCGCTGCATGACGGTGTTGTAAAGCACCTCCGATTTGCCTAGCTGGGTGGCGAACCACAGCACGACGCGCTCGTAAGGCTGGTGCGAGCTGGCGCATTGCATGGGTTCGACCAGGTAGGGCGTGCGCTCGTTGCGCCACGGGCCGCGCTCAGGCCCTTTGGCAATGTGGCGAAAGCGGGCAGCCCATTCGGCGGTGTCGATGCGCGGCGGGGGCGCGAAAAACTGGCGCTTGACAGCGGCCACCAGCTCGGCGGCGCGGGCGTAATCGGTTGGGGTGTCGCGTGCGGTCAATCGAATGTCTCTTTGATTTGCTACACGCGGTCGGACGCGCCGGCCAGGTCGAGCAGGGCTTGGTGAATCTCGGCATGCAAAAGGTTTTGCACTTTGGCCGTGTCGCTTTCGGCAGCCAGCAGCGGGCCTATGCGTGCCGGGATCTGCAAAAGCGCATCGCGCGTGGTGGACATGGCGAAAGCCATCGCGGCTTTAACGGCATCGACTCGGATCAGGTTGCCCTGCATTTCGGCAAGTTTCAGGCGGGCCATTTGGGCCTCGGCGGCTTCGCGCAATGTTTTGGCGACGTGGTAGCTTGTGGTTTGCAGTTCGTCGTCATCTTTCTGCGTTTTATCGGCGGGTTGCGCTGTTTTTTCGGCGTCGTCTGCGTGCAGGGCGGCTGATGTTTTTGAGGACGGATGCAGGCGGTTGGCCAGGGCAATCTTTGCCATTTCCGCGTCGATCTTGCCTGTTTTGTCTTTGATCAGGATGCCGCGTTTTACCAGGTCGTGAATTGCCTGGCGCGATACGCCGAGATCACGGGCAAGCCCGGATTCAGTTAGCCGCAGAATGTTTATCGATTGACTTGACGCCATTGAAAAACTCCAGGTAGAACGCGTGCAGCTCAGCGTTGCAATGCACGGCGCTTTGCTCAATGCGCGGGTTGGTGTTTACGTTGGCGGAGGACTCGATCACGATGTGGTAATTGCTGGCGGCCTGGCTGGCAAGCGTCACCTTGCTGTGGTTTTTGGCGACGACCAGGCGGCACCCGTAGGTTTCAACCATTTTCAAAACCATTTCGTATTCGTCCCCGTAGGAGCCCGGAAATATCTCGCCGGCGTACAAGTCGAATTGGTCGATCTTGCCGGCATCGATCCAAGCGGCGATCTCTTCCAGGTCTTTTTTGGCGATGCACCAGGTGGACATCAGCACATGGTCAAGGTGCGTGACGCCAGTAAGCAGGTGCCGCAGGTAGCTTAGGCTGTCAATGTCGCCACGGCTTATGACGTGCCAGCTTTCGCCTTCAGTAAAAACGGCTGGCAGGATTTCAGCCAGAGTGGCCTCAGCATTGGCGCGGCGCATGCGGTGTTTGCTGCTGCTCCTTTGGGCGCGAGCGCGCTGGGTTGCGAGCTTGTCGGCTTGAAACTGGCGGCTGGCTGCGGCTATTTGGGCGGGGTCGAATCCCGCGAAAAGTTCGGCATTCATGGTTTTTCCCTGAAGTCAATGCCTGCCTCAAGAGCACTCAAGTTGAGTGTGTCAAGCATTTGTCAAGCAATTAAAAAACTTATTTACTAGCGCGATTCCGGGCTGTGAATGACCCGCATGCAATAGGTGAGGGGAGGACCCAACACGGGGGGTGGGGTCTACCTCAATCACCTTCTGAATGAGTTTCCTTGTCAATCCTTTCAAATGATTTTACCGTGTCCCTTGCGTCACGTCTAATGCACACATGGTAGTCCACATGCGCCATGATGCCGCGCACCTCTTTAATACCTAGCGCGGCTTGCGCTGCCTTGTGCTTTGCCTGGCGTTGGGCTGGGGTTTGGGCGGTCATTGCACCAAGCCCCGAACTTTATATCCGGCCCATGAATGGGCTCCCCGCTAGATGCATGGGTAGGTACGCCCACACTGCGGGGCTCCCCGTTCTCTTTTGCTTTTTGACCCGACGCGGGCCGAAGCTCGGCCCAACAGCCCAACCCCCTTTGACTTGGTAGACTGAGAGGTGGCGTCCGTATTGGACGCCGGCGATGTTGGTGCCGGGGATTACGATGGCGGTGCAATTGATAAAGTTCATGTTGATCTCCGGGGTGGGGTTGGTTGGTGTGAACATAGTGTATCACTGTTACTGCGCTAACACCGCATACAACTTACCGTTTGTCGGATCATCCGGCTTGTTTGAAAAAAACCCCATCGGCGCGCAGGTGGCCCTTACTGTCCTTGATCTGCTCAAACGTGCTGACGGGTTTCCTTCTGGTCGCTCAAAATCTTGTCTAAGTCAACCGTCGCGTGTCCGCTGCGTGTTCTTGCATGGGTTAGCTTGATAGCGCGCTCGTAGCGACTGCGCGCGATGCTGCTGCGCTGTGCGTCATGCCAGCCGATCACTTCGCGTAGTGCTTGCAGGCCCGGCCCGCTCAGTCCCATTCGCCCTGTCGCTTGGTACCGGGCAGCGGCTTCGATCAGCGCAGCCTCGGCCTTGTGGCAGTCGGGCAGGGCTTCTGCGCCGATGTGCAGGCTGGCAAGGGTTTGGGTTAGGTTGTTAACCGCCGCCATGTCGTGCCACTCTTGCAGCCCAGCTGCCCCACGGGCAAACGCTTCAATGGTTGAAAGCTCGCGAAGTTGAAGCTGGTCCAGCATCTGCCGCGGCGTGATGCTGGCGCCTTGGATGGCGAACTCGATGGGATTTACAAGCGCCCATATTTTTCTAGCGCATCGCTTTTTCATTTCAAGACCCGTTCAATCGTTACGTTGAGTGCAGACAATTCGTCCATTTTTTTGATGCGCCAAAGCGCCTTAGTGCCGTGCCAGCCAGATCCGCCCCGGTGGCATTCAATGCACAGCGCAACTGCCGTGTACTGCTGGCCTTGCTTGACGTGATGCGCCTCGCTGGGGCCTTCCGCATCGCACAGCGAGCACGGGAGTTCCTTGACGCGGGCTAGGTGGCGTCGCTCTGCTGCATTGATGTTGTTGTTCATGCGGCCACCTCCGGGCGCCTGGCAATCATCTTTGCAGCCGACTTGATAGCCGAATGCTTTTCGCGCACAGCGTAGATGCCGCGTACTTCGGGCAGGTTTGCTGCGGCTTTGCGAGCCCGATAGGCCGCCTGTCGCTGGGATGTTGTCTTGGCGGTCATGCGAGAAAACCGTTCGTTTCTGTTTTGCCTTCACTTCTAAGTGCTTTGGCGGTTGGGTGCTCTCCGGGCACCCAGGCCAAAGGGCTTAGGTTGTCGTCAAAGTATCTGTGCCGATACTCAAAAACACCTCTGCGCTGCTCTACATCAAGCACACATGGGTTGGTCGCGGTGGAACACCATGAGTGCAGCCAGTTAAGGCTGAGCCACCTCACTGTGACTCTTTCCAGTGGTCAAGCCACATATTGCATTCGTCTTCCATTTTGTCCATATCGGCAACGTCCACCCACGAGCGCAACTTCAGTGCGTGGGCCTTAGCTGCTTGAATGGCATCGTGCCAATCGACCAGAATTGAAAATTCTTCGTTCGAGTTGATGGGTGCGCCGACAGAAGCGCAAAAGAAAGTTGTTACCGCATCAGCGGCGGTGTGTGCTTGTTGGATTGTGCTCATGTTGCTCTCCGGTGGGTTGGTTGGGATGTGTCCATTGTATCACCGTTACACCGTAACGCAAGCACTTTAATCACCATCCGACGAACGGTATGGGCGCTGGCTGCTCAGGATTTCCCCGGTCTCGGGGTTGATCTCGGTAAACAACACGCCAGCTTCCGAGCCCCAGGCGTATAAGAACTCGATCAG